GGAACAAAGTCTTTTACAATTTCAATACGGACGGGCTACCCTACATCGGCAAGCCGGATGATCTTTGGCAAGAGCTATGCGAAGTGAACCTTGAAGGCAGCTTTGAACCCCTCATTACGCCAGAACTAAAAGAGCAAGTAAGCCGATTCCTTGACCATTGCCCGAAGCCTATCGTTTGTCTTCATCCGAAAGGAACAAACTGGCCGGATAAGAAGAACCTTCCCGACGATGTTACCAGAGAGCTATACGGGCTACTTTTGGACGGGATGCCGGGTACTATCGTCCTACTGGATTGGGATTACCGGGTTCCGTTAGTTCCTCATTCTCGGATACGGCATATCAAGCGGGATTGGGGCCATTTGTCCGTACTTCAACTTGCTGCCCTACTCGAAGCATCCGATTTGCTGATAGGGGTAGATTCGGGACCGTGGCACTTGAGCAATTTTACCCGAACGCCAGCATTGGGAGTATTTCACGATTTCTTCCCTTGGTGCGTATCCCTGCCCCGTCCCTCTGGCTTGAATGCCGTTCTTACCCGTGATTCTCATAGCCATTGCACAAGAGAAAGGCGGAAGCATTGGAACCCGATTGAATACTCCGCCCCGAAGCCGAGAGCGAACGACATAGCGAAACATGCCCTACGAATGCTGGCAGGATCACGGTACGGACTACCCATCGGAAGGGACGTAATGCTACAGCACTTGATAAGGGACAAGAACAAGGCCAGCACAAGCACAAGCCCGATAGCGGATAGGAACAATACCCTTGATTTCCTCTTCCGCCAGCTTCCCCAATACGAAGCCCCGGAAATCGTGGAAACAGGATGCGTAAGAAGCCCGGATGATTGGGGGGCCGGATTCTTTGGCTACTTGGCGGGGGCTTGGCTTCACAAGCGAAAAGGAACCCTTACCAGTGTAGACCTTGACCTAAACCACTTGAATAAGGCAAGGGATATATGCCGAGACTGGAAAGGTAACTTTATATTTTCCGATTCGGTAGCGTACTTGAAGGCCAGAGAAACCCCGATTGACGTTCTTTATCTTGATTCTCTCGATTGCGATATGCCAAACCATGCCGATCATGCCCTAGCCGAGTTTCAGGCAGCGGAGAATAAACTAACGAATAAATCCCTTGTGATATATGACGATACCGTATATGCGGGGCAATGGCAGGGCAAAGGGGCTAAGGCTATCCCGTATATGCTCGATAAGGGATGGAAGATTCAGGCTTCGGGATATCAAACAATTTTGACTTTACAACCAACTTCCCGCTAATCTTTGGTTGTAAATAAGTATTTTCCTTTCGTCGTAATTTTCTCGAAAAGAATTATTCGCTCGACACTATAATACGTTGCCGTTCTTTTAATGGAGAAACGTATTATGACCAAAGCTGAGAAGAAAGAGCTAACCCGCCAGCTTGAGGAAGCGGGATATACGGGAATAGCAATCAGGAAATCGAAAGTTAAATGGGCAGCTATCGAGCGGGTACAGGTAGTAGAGCATGATGAAGCCAGCTTCCGTAGCGGGGTATCCTCAAGGAAGCTGAAAGGAATACTTGAGACGTTCGCCCCTGCTACGATTTGGCGCATTGAGATTATCTTGTACCGTGCGAAGATAGCGGGGCCAGCATCACCTATTTCTTAATTTACACAAAACTCGACACTAACCCCGATGCCACAATGCCAAACCCTATCCTTGTATTTTCAGAAAACCCCGGTCTACAGACAGAACACTAGGGGCAAGGATAGGGTTTGGACTACGTTTGAAGGATGGTTGTACAACTCAAAAAAGTACCGTCATGCTCTGATAGCGAACGACAAGCACAAGCCTTACCGTTCCATCTTTTTGATTCATGCTCCGAAGCAAGCCCCGCTACACAAAATCAAGAAAGACCGGGCCAATATATTCTTGGCATTAAAGCGAGCGGGACTAATTGCCCATATCCAGACCGAAATAAACCGCAATAATCGAATTCACTTTCACGGAATAAGCCTGAACTCGGATAATATAACCCGAAATATATTCAAGCGTATAAAGGCCAATTATCCGGGATGGGTATTCAAGGTAACGACCGAAGAGACGCTACAGAAATATAAAACTTTCTTTCACTTTTGCGGCTATATCGTAAAGGCCAAAGTGAAGGGCAGGAACACAAACGACAAGTACGCCAGCAAGAGGTTACTACCCATAAGGAAGCTGGGGATACGGAAGCATTACACGCTAGAAACAAAAGATAACAAATTCTGGCATCGTAAGCCCGAAGAGTATTGGCAGGACGTAAAGGACAAGGCCCAGAAAATCAGGGAATGGGAATTGACCTTATCGGGCTATGGCTTGCTCTGCGAGTATCTGGCGAACAAATGGGGCAAGAGTAAGGATCAAGTGAAATGGCAAATAAACCCAGAGCAATACGAAGGGCTTCGGGCTAAATTGCTGAACGAAAAATATAGCCAAATGAATAAATACGGGCATGGAACAGAACCTAGACCCGTGGAATGTACCGGACTGGATCAAAAATACGGACTGGCTAGACGTAGAGAGAACCCCGGAATATATCCTTGCAACCGAGATACACAACCGGATAGCCGAAGTCTTCCCGAAGATACCCCAGCAGTACGCAGCTTGGTACGATCAGGTATTCCGAAGTTCAGCCAGCGTTATACACAATTTCTCAGAAGCAATAGGAAAGGGTATGGGCTGGTACAATTCCGCTTTGATGATTGCACGGGGGGAAGCCTACGAAGTGGCAGCAAGCCTAGCGATAGGACCGAAGGACGTAGTAGGGGATTTGAAAAACAAGCAGCTAGAGCTAATCCGCCTCTTGAATTCTCGGATACTAGCTAGTCCGCCAAAGCCAGAAAAGACTTGGCGGAAGTGGTAGGAAGCCCGATAAGCCCCGTTCATGCCCTTCCTACTCCCTTTCCCCTCTTCGGGCTTTTAAGGGGCTAGGAAGGGCTTCTATTGCGTCTTCGGTTGCTTCTAAGGTTACGTCGAAGTATTGGGCCAGCTTGCGGACGGTAGCCTTGATCGTGCCTTTCTGCCCTTCTAGCTTCCATTCTTTCTTGACGGCATCGAACGTACCCATTGCAGCAAGCCCCGCTACGGGACAAAGGAAGCGGGACAAATTCTTGAATTCGTCTACCCGATTGTCCCGAAGGATGCTAAAAATACCGTGAAATCTGAAGACAAGTCTTGTGCAGCGGAAGACCGAAAGCCCTCGATTTTCCCGCCATCCGCAACGCAAAGCCTTGTCATTCCAGATTTTGCGGTTTGTTCTGCTTCGGGACAATTGACCTTAGGGACAAACTTCGGGACAATATCAAGAATAGCGGGTTGCGAGGGCAAGGCAATGGACGAGATGGCGATTCACGGCAACGGCACTTACGACCATGATAAGCAGCAATGGAAAGTACGGACGAAGGAAGTACGGGCATCGGCAACCATTCGCCAGCTTCGGGAGATTTTCAAGGAAGAGATACCCGCAAGTGAAAGGGAATCCCGCCCCTACTGGCTTCGCTACCTGAAGGCCATACGCCAGCAAGTAGCCCTACGGCAAGCTGATGAAGAACTAGAAGCGGCAAAGCTGATGTTCGCAGACCGGGAACCGGGGGCTTACTCGCCATTCGAGAAAGACCCGGTAACGGGGGAAGTACGAAGGAAGAAACCGATAGCCGGGGAAATCCTGCCAATTCTGAACGGGACGGCACAAGCCCTAGACCCCAATACAAGCGGGGCCGCAAGGGATACAGTTCTAGCCGAGCTACAGCGGAAGATAAACCCGCCAGTACCCGATACCGAAAGCCTCAAGAAAGAAATCGAAACCTACGTTGCCCGGTACAAGAAAAAGAAAAACAAACAATGGTACGATATTCAGCGGGCTTTAGACCTGTTCTTTGAGGCTACGGGGAACATTAGCCTAAAGGCAATCGACGTTCACCACTACCGGAAGTTTCTCGAATTCCTTGACCGGGAACAGCAAGAACACAAGTGGACAGACCGCACAAAGCAGAACCGCCAGCGGGTAGTTCACACGTTCCTAAAGGGCATCGAGGCCGATCATAACCTAATTTTCTCATTCATCAGGAACAAGAAGTACCGCATCCACACGCCGCCGCCCGAACAGATCAAGTACACGCTGGAACAGGTGAAACTAGCCCTACGGCATTCGGAAGGGATTACCCGTACTGCCTTGCTCTTGGGGCTTAATTGCGGGTTCTACTGGTCGGATATTATCGAGCTAGAAGCCAAGCATTTCGACGGCACGCACATTACGAAGGCCAGAGCGAAGAACAAGCGGGACGGGGTTCAGAAGGGCTTCGTTAGCAAGTGGAAGCTATGGCCGGAAACTATCGAAGCCTTGCAATTCGGGCTAAAGCGTACTCCCCTTATGCGGGAATATACGAAGCTACGGGAGAAGTACGATTTGCCGGAACATATGGCACTACGTAAGACCGTAGCCCAGTGGATACAGGAGATAGCCGGGGAGGAGGAGAGCCGGATTCTGTACCGTGCGGAAGGTTACGGGACGCATTACGATAGCTACGTCTGCAACCTAACCCCGGATCAAGTGGGCAAGCTGGACAGGGCTTTAGACAAGGTACGGGGCAAGATTTTCGGGTAGGCTTGTTCGATCAAGACGAAGAGGAAGAACAAGCAGACGACTAAGCCCCGCTATCCCATAAGAGGAACTAGCGGGGCTTCATCGTTTAACCCCGGAGCGAATCAAGGGTTTTCAGGGCTTCGATTGCCTTTGCCAGATTCGAGTACCCGCCTACCAGATCGATCCGCCAGCTTTTCGACCTTATCAAGCGTCTTGGAAAGCTGGTCAAGGGACAAGCCCGACTCCTTGATTCCCGTAGCCAGCTTGAGCAGATCAGAAAGGCCGGGTTCCGCTTCGCTCTTCGTCGCCTTGCCCTTCTTGGGTTCCGCCCCGCCTTCCTTACTCTTGAGGCCAGAGAACCCCGCCTTGAAGCTGTTTTCGTTCGGCACTTCGCCGTATTTCTTCGTTGCGTACTCGACAGCTTCCGTAGGCGACGTAATCCCTTCCGCCAGAGCTTCACGGGCTACGTCAGCATTGCCGGGCCATTTCGTCTTAGCCATAGCTTCCCCCGTAAGGTACATGAATAAACCCCGCAAGTACGCTACGGGGCTACGACCGAAAAGCAAGCCGGAATTACTTCCCGTTTACGATACGGCTAATGTTCGTCTGCGAAACCATGTACATTTCGGCTAACACTTGTTGGGAATACTCGCCAGTGGCGTATAACTCCCTGATTTGTCTTTGACGGGATTTCTCGACAATTTTAGCTCTGGGGGTATAGTGGCGAACGGAGCAATATCTAACCGCCCTTTCGTACTCTTCTCGAGTCCAATACCATCGTTGACCGATCTTGACAGACAAAGCCGGAATATGCCCCCGATTGATATGATACGTTACTTGATTGTGAGCTATCCGTAAGGCTTTGGCAGCATCGTAGACAGAGAACAAGCCCAATACCCGTTTAACATCGACGTAGGAAATGCGGTCTACCCAAGCATCCCCCAAAGAATCAAATAGCTGTAGTTTCTGTTCGTTAGTTAGTTTCATGGTAATTACCCCCGATGTATTATAGTGCGATTGCATTCAGAATTAGCAGCAATCCCACTAGATAGGAGCATGGTCGAGCAAGAGATATACGACAGGATCAAGACGATAGCCGGGGGCAAGGTTTACCCGACAATCCCGACAGAGAATAGCCAGCTTCCGCTAGTGGTATACACGGTTACAAGCACGGAACCCCAGATAAACACGCAAGGTAGCAGCAACCTGATTCAAGGGACGTTGGACGTAGACGTATGGGGCATCGATCTTGATACCGTTCTGGGCATTCTGGGAGAGTGTAATACGGCATTGCATCTATACCGAAGCGATTCCGTACAAGGATGCTTTCTCAAGTCTCAAAGCACAACCCAAGAGGAAACGGGCTTTCACGGCATCCAGAGCTACACGATATGGGTAAGCGAATGAAAAAACTTTTCCCGGTAGGCTTGCAGACCGCACCGCCTCTCAATCACGAAAAAATTTGAATTCACAATAAGGCACGATGAACAAACCGAAAGAATTAGACCCGATAGCTTCCGATTTCTGGAGACGGCATAGCCCCAGATTAAAGAAGCTAGGGCTACTGAATGAAGCTACGTTTGATTCGTTCTTAATCCTTTGCAAGACCTACAGCGAACTAACCAAGCTAAACCCCAGAGAAGAAAAGAACGGCTGGATACGCTACTTTGCCTTGATGAAGTGGTATCAGCTATACGCTAGGGGATTCGGAATGAGTACCGATAAAGCGATCAAAGCAGAACTCGAAGCGGAAAAGGATGAATTTGGACTGTAACGAAATTCCGCCACTTGTACCCCAGAAGCCGAGATACAAGAAACCCCCTCAAAAGAACCGCCAGCATTACGGCAAAACCCATCAAGCCCTACGCAAAGAACTACTAGCGAAACGGCCAGTATGCGAGTACCAGTACGAAGGATGCACGGGGTTTGCAACGGAAGCCGATCATTTACGATACCCTGCCCGAAGCATTGACGACTACAAGGCAGCTTGCCAGCACTGCCACAAATTACGCCACAAAAACTAAATAGGGCATGAATTGTAATGATGAACAAGCCCTAAAAGAAGGTTGTTACTTCGATCCAGAGGCCGCACAAAGAGCAATCAAGTTTATCGAAGCCTACGTTACCCCTTCCACCATTGGCAAGCCGATAACCCTTCTGAATTGGCAACGGGAAATAGTAAGCAATCTCTTCGGATGGAAACGGCCAGACGGTTCCTTTCGGTTCAGACGGGCCACAATCAGTACGGCAAAGAAACAGGGTAAGACCGTCCTTGTATCCGCCCTACTCGCCTACGGGCTACTTGGGAACCTTTGCCCTTCCCCCTTCGTCGTATCCGCCAGCACTAGCCGAGAGAACGCAAGCCAAGTTTACCGGGAACTCGCCTTTTCAATCCGAGCGAACAAGAGGCTTTCAAACGCTTGCAAATGCCTTGACAGCTTGAAAGAAATCCGATGCCGGGGCAAGGATGCACGCTACCGGGCTTTTTCTGCCGATGCCGGGGCCAGCGAAGGCGAAAACCTCTCCCTTTGCGTCATTGACGAAACGCACGCCCACACTTCCGATAGGCTTTATCGTTCCCTTGAGTACAGCACCGTAGCCCGTAGGGGCATTTTCGTTAATTGTTCCACGGCTGGGAGCGATCAAGGGCATTTTTGGTACGAAGTCTTCCGCTATGCACAAGGGGTACAGGACGGGAGCATTCTCGATACAAGCCTTTTCCCGTTCATTTGCTCGATACCAGAGGAAGCCGACCTAGAAGACCCCGCCGTATGGAAGCTGGCGAACCCTTCACTTGGGATCAGCTTCACGGAAGAGGATTTCAAACGGGACTACGAACGAGCAAAGCAAGGGGGCCAAGCTGATTTACTTTCATTTCGTCGTTACCGTTTGAATCAATGGGTACAGAGCGAAGATAGCTACATAGACCCCGTGAAATTTGATCGATGCGTAAGCCCCCTTGCCGAGCATGAACTACAGCAAGCCCCGCTATTCGTGGGAGTAGATTTAAGCCAAGTAGCAGACCCTTGTAGCGTTTCTCTTGTCTTCGCACTTCCCGAAAAGCAGTATTACATCAAGTCTCATTCTTGGGTTTGCGAAGAGGGAGTTAAGCGAAGAGAGCAAACAAACCTTCCGAAGTATCGAGCATTTGCAGGTGAAGGAAACATGACGATAACTAAGGGCAGCGTTAACGACTATCGAAAAATAAAAGAATACCTACTCAGTCTCAGAACCAAGTACAACTTAAAAGAAATTATTTTCGATCAATATAACGCAATTGAATTATGTTCCCAGCTTCAAGCGGAAGGGCTAACGGTCTACAGGCAACCCCAGAACCATAAATACTATACTGCCCCGATGAAGGAATTCGAGATAGCAGTAACCGAGCAAAGAATTAAGCACGATGGAAAAAATAAACTATTACGATGGGCTTTGGGCAACACGAAGCTAGACGTAGACAGTTACGGGAACTGCAAGCCGAGCAAGGATAAAAGTACAGACAAGATCGACCCGACAGTATCAACGCTAATGGCATTTGGTAGAGCGATGGAAGCCGGGGCAATCGGGGCCAGAAGATCGGTATACGAAGGAAGAGGGCTTTTTATTTTGTAGACCGCTAAAATTTGCCCCCAGAAGGCCGGATAGCTCAAAATTTGCCCCTGCCCCACTAGATACGGGCATGAGCATTTGGGATTTATTCAGAAAGAAAGAGACTAAACGTAGCATTAGCTGGGATCAGTTAGCCAGACTTGGCGGGTTCATCGAAAGCCCTACCCGAAGCGGAGTCAGCGTAAACGAAGAAACAGCCCTTGGCATTAGTGCTTTGTGGTGTGGGATCAAAGTAATATCTCAGGACGTAGGCAGCTTGGAACCCGTCTTGTACCGGGAAGTAGGCCAGCAGCGGGAAATAGCTACCAGCAACCCAATTCACCAGCTACTGACGGAAAGCCCAAACCCAGAGCAAACAAGGCCGGTATTCTTCGAGACACTCCAAAGCCATGCCCTTCTTCTTGGAAATGCCTTTGCGGAAATTGAACGCACAAACGCAGGGGAACCCGTAGCCCTTTGGCCAATTCATCCGGGCAACGTGAAGGTAGGCAGAACCGAGAAAGGGGAACTGGCTTACGAAGTCACCACAGCACAAGGAAGCGTAGTTCTATCGAGCTATGACGTTTTGCATGTTCCGGGGCTTTCAGCAGACGGAAGCGTAGGCTACAAGCTGCTTCAAGTGGCAAGGGAAACGCTGGGCTTCGGAATAGCCGCCCAAAGGTACGGTTCTAGTTTTTTTGGTAATGCTGCTAGACCCTCTGGCGTACTCCAAACGCAAGGCCAGCTAAACGAAACCGCCAGAGATAATTTAAGAAAGTCTTGGAACCAGCTACATCAAGGCACAGACAACGTAGGGAAAGTAGCGATCTTGGAAGAGGGCTTGATCTTTACTCCCTTCCAGCTAACGAACGAGCAAAGCCAGTACAAGGATATTTTGAATTGGTTCGTTTACGAAGTAGCAAGGTTCCTGAATTGTCCGCCTTCCAAACTACATAGTCTTGAAAAAGCAACGTGGGGTAATCTTGAAACGCTTAATCAAGACTATCTGACTACGACGCTAAGACCTTGGCTTATCAAATGGGAAAAGGAACTGGAAAAGAAGCTACTAAGTGAACAGGACAAGCCTACCCATTACGTTGAATTCGATACGACCTTGCTACTTCGGGCCGATATTGGAACCCGCTACAACGCCTACGCAACGGCACTAACGAACGGGTTCTTAACGGTGGACGAAGTACGGGCCAAAGAGAACCTGCCCCCACTTCCGCCAGCAATGCCAAGCCCAGAGGTAACACCCAATGAATAAGCACGAACAAAGAAGCATAAGAACCAGCTACGATAAGAAAGAAAACAAACTTTGGGGATACGCTGCCATTTTCAACAGCCCTACCGAGATACGGGACTACGGAAGAACCTTTACTGAAGTGGTACGACCGGGAGCATTCCAGCGAACACTAAAAGAGAACAAGGACATTATTTGCTGCTACAACCATGACGTAAACAAATTATTGGGCAGAACAAGTAGCCAAACCCTAAACATAAGAGAAGACAAGGTAGGGCTATATTTTGAAGTCTTGCTACCCGATACCCAGACCGGAAACGAAGTAAAAGAACTCGCCTTACGGGGGGATTTGCTAGGGGCTTCATTCACATTCACGGTTCCCGAACAAGGCGAAAGCTGGGCCAGCAATACCAGAGAATTAAAAGATTTAGACCTTTACGAATTGGGGCCGGTTGTATTGCCAGCATATCAAACCACAAAGCTAGGTATGCGAAGCAATGACCGATACCGTTACAAAC